GATAAATCACCTCTTCCCGGCCTTACGACCGGGAAACCCAGCCTATCTTGTAACCTGCCACGGAATTGCGGGGGATAATATCCCCGCCACCCCAAGGCACGCCATAGACGGCTGATGCTAGCGTTACTTCTGGACCAAAGTTTGACCAAGAGACCTTTCGGTACTTGGCTGGACGATAGACTCTGAAGTAACGGATCTGGCTGCGCCAGCGGAAACGCCAGTGCTTCTCAATGTCGTGCACACACAAATCTCCGAGCTCCTCTGGACCCCGGTTAGATTTGATTGCACTTGGTAAAGCATCCAAGATGCTAAGCCAAGCGCGATGAGTACGACGCGATCGATCTGGACAACCTTTAGTAAGGCGTCTAATACCGTTCGCAAATGAGATGAAGTGCTGAGGTTCAAAAGGAGACTCCTTTAAAAAGAATGGACGGACGTCCACTCCTTCGAAGAAGTCACCACCACAACTTTCCCGGAAAGGACCCGTATAGAAGCTTTTTGAGCTGTTAACGGTCAAGCCGGAGAACTTCAAAGCCGAGATCACTGCCTTTGAGAAGTCAGTTGGAATGATAATGTCGTCTCCAAAGACGAAAACATTAACACCCGACTGGAGCTTCTCACCCGTGATGTCACAGGCGAGTATGAGACCTAGGAATAGAAGAGTCTCAAGTTCAAAGGTGAAACCATTACCCATACTGCTAAATTTCTCTAGCAGACGCCAATTCCCCTTGAAGAGGGTCTTGGTTGACCGCAAGTCCGAAAGTGCTTCGAACCAGCGAGGCGGCAGCAGAAGTTTTACCAAATTTCTGCTAATGGTATCGCTAGCGTTCGAAAGATCTAACGTGGCTAAGTGGCCCTTGATAGAAGCCTCACAGGCTAACCGCCTGTGAATTTCTTGCCCGTCACGCAGGTTGATACCTGCACGCTTTAGTCTAGCCCTTATAACCCGGCCAATGCCGAGTTGATAGAAGACGTTAATACTAGGTTCGATGGCTATGCCACGGTTCTTAGTACAGTCTTTGGGAACCGTTGTGAAGCGGTTACCAGGGACATAGAGCGGACCTTTCCCGAGAGACCCACAGGCTTTCGCCCATAGAGTACCACACCACTGGAAGTGGTACGGCCAAGCCCCCGAGGTAATAGTGGGTTCAGAGTTCATTTTATCTGGAACAGTGGTGAACTGCCCCCGATCTCCAAACGTCGAACCGGGCCCAAAGCGACCGTCTATTATTGACGGCAAGGGCCCTAAAATACTAGCTATTATTTTTCGAGCACGAGCGAAATACTCGCAAACGCCCAACTCAGTGTCCGGTAGACCTGGACAAAGGTAAGGAAATAGCCGGTAGTTAGTTCGAAGGCACTCCAGTTCGCAGGAAAGAAAACTTTCTTCAGCGACCTTTTTACGGTCGACTGTAGTCGGTAGATCTTCCAGCTTACGGAGGATACTTACAGCAATGGCATCACGCCAGTAGCTTTCAGCATCCAGATAGCACCCGGGGTCAATTTTCAGAGTAGAAATTTGATCCCACTCCCCAGCCCTGATCAAGATATCAACCTTGAGGGAAACTGGGGTGGAGAGGTCCTCAAGCAACCGAGAGACCGCCTTTGACACTTCGCGTGTCAAGAGCTTAGACATAGCACTTCCTTCCTCGGGATCACCCCGAAAGGAGAAATCAACCATCACGACTCTAATTACTTAGAGATGATGGAAAGAGACCGGCTGCAAAACCGACTTTACGTCGGAGCGTAGCCCTGTTGGTTCACGCTCTTGATGAGAGCGCTCGCCAGCAGATTCCCGAATTGCGCGCCGAACTCGTTGGCGTCAGTGACCGGCATGTTAGCCGGGATGACGCACGAGAACGAACCGATCGCAGTTGCGAGAAGCTTGGTCGTGCTTGTGGCGGTATCGGTGTACACGCTTGGAAAGGTGAACTGACCTTCGACCCGACGAGCCGTCTTCTCTCCGTTGTCACGGGAGAGGATCGACAGCTTTGGCTTTTGGCCAGGGTACCCGGTCGCAGCATCTTGCCTAGCGATGAACGGCGACTTGTCGCCGCCCGAGGGGACGAGGGAGACGTAAACCACATCAGTGGTCCCGTCGTTCTTCTTCACTGTGATTGAAGCAGCTGCAGGCATTTAAGCCTCCTTTAAATTCAAGCCTACTTGAGATTCATTTCAAGCGCTTGATCTGCTGAACTAGCAGAGACATGGCAGTTGCGCCACGGGTAAGGGAAAATCCCTTAAACGGCCTGATCCTAAGGCTCGGTCCTGGGCCGATGCCGGCGGATCTTTGGAAGATTATTTTCTCGAACTCGCCATAGCCAACCGAGCTATGGTCTGTATCGGAAAGATAACTCTTCGAACTTACGTTGTGCTGGAAAGCAGTATGACTTGAGTTACGGATCGTAACCCCCATCAAATCAGTAAAGGACGATAGAAACTGTCCAATATTGGTGAACCAATCAACAACAAAGCTGAAAGGAACAAGCTCCCACTCAACGACAAACGGGTTAATGAAGCCCATTTGATTAGCCATGTACAGGTTCGGGTTTGAAATCGAAACTGTACCGTCTATCCGATGACGCGCTTTAACTTCTGCTATAACGCGCTCGTGATAGCCGTTGAAGCGATTCTCGAGCTGGTTGTACTTCCAACCTGAACTTCCTTTACCCTTTAACACGATATTTTGTGGCATAGGCTTTTGGAAGAGCTCGATAGTCCCTCCGATATCTTTGACGAGGGGTTCCCAACCGAAGTGATACTCAAGAAAAGTATCAGCAAAAGCATTTCTGCCCGCCTTCAATTTGGAGACACCCTTGGGTACTTTGATGCTAAGCTCTTCAGCCGCACCAAGGTAGTCAAAGTGATGAAGCTTACGAATAAATCGAGTGATTTGAGTCGTACGCTTCACCATAGCATCAAGAGACTGATGATACTCGGCCAGGTTAACAGCCCAGTTAGACTGGTTGTTAACTTGTTCGAAGAACTTTGCATAAGCCTTATTATAGGCATACGCATCGTAAGTAGCATCAAAACCCTGGCAGTCCGCAGTCGAATATCGATTGTTTGGGCCAGCGTTTTTG